CCGCCGCCACCCATGCTGTTGGCCGTGGAGCCGCCCATGCCGCCGCCGCCGCCGTACGCCGTGCCGAAGGTGCCGAATGCGGTATTGCCGCCAGCGCCACCATCCAGACCGATATCTGCCGTACTCGCAGCGCCACCAATGCCACCCGCGCCGATAGTGACGGTGACCGGGGACAGGCCAAGCTGCGCCGCCGACAGGAACAGCCGCACGCGCGCACCGCCGCCGCCGCCGCCGCCGCCCGTCGCCGCCACGCCGCTGCCGCCGCCACGCGCACCCGAACCGCCCCCACCGCCAGCGGGAAACAGGTCAACGATGTACAGTGTCGCACCGGCTCGCGGGTAGAACGCGCCGGAGGAAGTCATGACCAGCGCGCCATTCAGTGCCACGCCGCTCTTGCGCTTGTAGTCGGTCAGCAGCACCGCGCCGAGGTCGTCGCCGTAGGCGGTCACCATGTCGCCAGCAGCGGTCACGATGTCGGTGCCACCGGGGCATTGCAGGCTCGCGCTGTTGGTCAGGGTCAGCGCCGAGTCGAACACCAGCGTGCGCCGCCGACCGGGGCTGAGCGTCATCGCGGCAATCGTCGCCACGCCGGTAATGTGCACGAGGTTGCCGGTGGCCGCGTTCAGGTCGATGCTCGACGCCGAGGCGATGGCCTGCGCCTTGAGTTCGTTGACGACGCCGGTCAGTCCCGCAGGACCGCCGATGCCGATCACCCAACTGGAGAAGGTACCTGCGCCAAGGATATTCGCCACCGACACGATCAGCGTGCCGTCGTCCTTGTTGTAGCTGTTGACCGTACCCGCCATCCAGTTGGTCGGCGCGGTCGCGGCGGCAATCGACACCTGCTGGCCGGGCACGAAGTTCTTCCCGGCCTGCACCGTCAGCGTGGTCAGGCCCATGCCGATGGTCAGGGTCGAAGTCGATGCCCCACTGAGGCTGGGCGGGTTGGCGAGCGCCGCGTCGATGATCGAGTCCACGGCGGTGAAGCCCGCTGCGACGGCATCGAATTCGGCGCGCATCGAGGACGTATCGCCGCGCGAGAGGGCCGATGGTGCGCCGCTTTCGTGGTTGTAGAATGGGTTATCGGTCATGTTACCTCTCGTTGCGTCGTGGGGTGGACAGGAAGGTCACGCCTTGCAGCACATGGGCGGCATCCTGCGCGCGCTTGGAATAGAAGATGAAGCTGATGTTTTTCTCGGTGCCCTCTAACGTGATGGAAGGGGTCAGCACCGCCTGGGCGTCCCAATTGAAGCGGTCCCATGTGAAGCTGTCCCAATAGCCGCCCGCGCCGGCCAGCTTCTGATCCGCAATCGGGGCCGATGGCTGTACGGCGGGCGAGCCGTAGCCGAGGTCATAAGAAAAATTGACTTCGCTGTAGCTCTCGATCAGCACTTCCAGCACCGCGCGCCGCATCCTTTTCCGCGTCATCGGGGAACTGAGCGCGTTGAAGTGCAGCCGCATCCATGCTTCGATGGGCGCACCGTCGAAACTGGTGCCGGTGCCGTCGCGGTACACGTAGCCGTCGTCGGAGCCGAAGTAGCACACCTCCTGCCCCGAACTGAGTTCGGCGGTGCAGATGCAGCGCACCGCGCGCCCGTAGTCGAGCGGCAGGATGCCGGAGACTTTCTGCCCGGTCAGCCCGACCACGATGCCGGTGCCATCGCTGAAATACAGGCGGTACTGGTTCTTGGCGTGCAGCGTGGTCGATACCGTTTCCATGCCGCGCTTGGCGGTCATCAGTGGCTGTATCTGGTGGCTGATCGAGGCGTAATCGAAGTCGCCGTAATCGAGGGTCGTGGTGAACGCCTGCAAGCCGCGCGCGGTCAGGCCGTAGATGTCGTTGCTGACCGCCTGCGCCGTGTGCGCGGCGAAGCCCATGTCCCACTTGCTGGTGACGAGCTTGAACGAGGCCGAGGATGCGCCGTACAGGATATGCGCCTGCCCACGCGTGAAGATCGCCAGCGCCGAATCGCCCACGGCGGAACCGGCAGCGGGCATGAAGCCGGTAACCGGCTGGCCGACCGCGATCTCCTGCGCACCCAGCACCGTCGTCCATGCGTACGGGTTGCCGATGCCCGATAGCTGCACGCTGCCGAGGAACGACAGGAACAGGTAGAACTTGTGACCGATGACGTGCGACGGCGTATCCTGCGCCATGCCGGTACGGATCGGGACATAATGGGTGCCGTCGAACTCGAACGCGGGATTGACGCCATCCGCGCCATATATCTTGGTCGTCGCGGTGGAGCCGGTGAAGTTGTAGTTGACGCATTCGACCATGCCGCCCGGTGCGCGCGTGATGGCCGACGAGCCAGCGAACGCCGTCGCCTTCGGCGTGCCCGCCACGAACAGGCCAGCGCCCGACGCAAAGGCGGCAGTCGGTTCGGACACGATCAGGGTTCCCGCGCCGCTCGCCGTCCACGAGCCGGTGCGCAGCACGGGGATGATCACCGTCGCGGTGGCGGTCGGGCTGGAGGCAGCATCGGCGATGGTGTCGCCCGCGCGAATCTGGCCGGTTGCGCCGCTGAACTGCACTTCCCAGCCCAGCGCGATCTGCACCCAGCCGGTCGGCGTGGCCTTGTGGATCAGCCCTTGGCTACCATCGGCGCTATCCCTGAATGCATACACCGCGTCGTTGTAAACCCACACGCCGCGCAGCGGACCGGAACCGGGCACCTTGCCGATGTCGGTGCGCAGATCATTTGCCGCCAACAGCAGGTAGTCCGCATGGTCGGATGGCAGCACCGCGCCGTTCTGGTGCGCGAGGCCGGTCACGCTGCCGCGTCCCGCCGCCAAGCTTTCGCTGACGAGGAAGTCGCCCGTCACGCGCCCCAGCACCAGCGCACCGGACAGAACCGCCAGCACGCGCCCCGATGCGCCCGACAGCGAGCCGCTGACGGTCATGCCCACGGTAGCCGTGATGTGCGCAGCAGGCAGCAGCCAGTACGAGGCTGAGGACGGCGAGGCGTGGCCGTCGAAGCGTTCGTAGCCGTCAATGCGCCGGTAGCCGCCGCTGATTTCCGGCTCGTAGTTCTGCGCGCCCGTGGCCCGCCCCGGCTGCACCGCAATCGCGGGCGTCATCTGGTCGAGGCCACCGGCCAGCGCGTAGTGCTTCTGGTCGATCTTGGGGAACTGGATCATTATGCCAAAGTTCCACAAAAGCCCATCTGCGGGGTCTGGTCGATGATCAGGCGCGTGAGCATCCGTTTGTACTCGATTTCGCCATGCTGGTAGACCTCTGGCGCGGCCTCGAACTGGCCGTAATGGAGCATCGCGCGGTAGACGATGATCATGTGGAACTGCGGCGGCATGGACGGGTAGTCGCCGTCGTTGACGAAGTCGGTGGGCTGGCCAAACACCTCGCCGTCGATGGTGTACGAGGCATCCGGACTTGGCCCCACCACGAAGTTCTTGTCGGGATCGACCGTGAACAGGATCGGGCGCTGTTGCAGCGAACGGTTCGCGCCGAACAGGTACAGGTTGCGGAACTGGTCGTAGGGCAGGTGAGGAAGAATCTGTTCGTTGCTGACGCCCATTGCTGTGCTGTAGGCGCGGAAGCTGTCGCGCTTGTACGATGCCAGCAAGGGAACGCCAACCTGCGCCGGGGTGTACTTGTTGCCGTCGTCGGGCGTGACCTCGAACGTGACGGCTTGGCGCATGAAATGCCAGTCCGTGCGCAGCCCTTGGATATCGACCCACGCGGCACTGATCCAGCCGACCAGCCGCGCGATGTCGCGCACCTGATTGGCGGTGGTGGTCGGGTCGGCACCTGACACGCCGCATTCCTGGCGCAGTCGTTGCACCAGTTGCAGGAAGGTCATCCCGCGCTGGGCGGCGGTGGATTGGACGACGAGCGTCATGGGCGTGGCTCCCGGTGGTCAGCGGTGGTTTGGGCGATGATGGTCATGGCTAGATGTCCGAGTCGATCAGGATCGAGGCCGACGACAGGTTTTCCACCTGTAGCTCCGCCGAGTAGGTGAATCCACTGGCGTTGGCAATCGTCACGCTGATGGCGTTGGCATCCGCCGCGTTGTTCCATGTGACG